TGGACGAGCGGCTTGCACGTTGCGCCGCTGAGCTTGGTTACACGGCAACCGGCAACCCTGATTGCCCTTACGCCTGACCCCCACGGCCCGCTTAAGCCCACCAAGCACCCTTCCCACCGCTCCCCAGCCATGACCACCACGCCCGACATTGAAGTTCTTTGTTGCAGCAAGGCAACGTTTCGTGGCCTAACGGAAAAAGGCAAAAAAGCAATCAAGGAGGCCAAGTCAGTGTTTGATTTTGTTTTATGCGTTGATCGTAGTTCAAGATGTGGCTTAACCCCGCACGATATTGTTGTTCGCAAGCATTACGAAGCTGAGCTTTGGAACTGGCTTGAAGCCAGAGCTTGCGTAAGGGGGCCACAGCTTGAGTATTGCTACGACGAAAAAGGCGAGCTTTTTGCGGCCTTTGCAACCTGACCCCCACGGCCCGCTTAAGCCCACCAAGCACCCTTCCCACCGCTCCCCAGCCATGTTCCGCTACGAAATCTCCTTCACTCTCCCTGGATCAACCCGCCTCATAGTTGAGGTCAAGGAATCAAACGCACCATGGGAGGCCACCGACCAGGTCCGGGCCGAGTACGGCGCCGACATCAAAATCATGCAAACCCGTTGCCTCTGATGCCTGACCCCCCGGCCCGCCGGGGCCTTCCCGGCAACTCATTCCACTACATTCAAACCAATGGACCTTTCCAAGAACATGCAATCCGAAACTGAGAGGGGCAGCTGGACGCTTGAAAATAACCTCGCGGTCTACAGACATTGGCACGAGAAGGAAGACCGTTACAACCGACCCGGGCTGGAAGCGGCCATCCTAAACGTAAAAAACAATCGTAACTCCTACGCAACTTATGAAGCCTATAAACGGCATTTGTTTTATTTTGAGAGGGGCCTAGGCCTTTTCAGGGCCGCCGAAGCTGCGCATCAAGCCACCTAGCCCCCACGGCCCGCCGGGGCCCACTCGGCAACCCATCCCACCACCCCCCGTCAGCCATGACCGCCACCATTGATGACTGACCCCACCGACGCCAAGGCCGTCGACGTTTCTGATGAGTTCAGAACCCTTTGCGCCTATGCCCGCAACTACATCGAAGAGTGTGGAGATAAGGCGGAAGTTGATGAATTGGAGCGGGTCATCGCTTCTTTGTCGCGACGCCTTGCCCTTGATGCCTGACCCCACCAAATGGGCCCGTTACCGAGACCGGCTGGTCGGCAACCTTCCCCCGGTGCCGCTGTGCCCCACGTGCGGCCGAAAGATCCGTGGTGCGGGCCGTGATGGCCTCTGCTCCCGCTGCTGGGCCGCTACGCCTGCCGGTCGGGAAGACCTCAGGCAGCGAGTTGCTCGCTCTCGTCGGCGAGCTGCAGGGGCGAGCTGACCAGTTTCCACCGCTTTGCCAGCAGCAGCCGGCAACCGGTCAAGACCACCGGCACCACCAGGGCAAACAACGCCGCCAGGCGCGCTTGGCCTGCCCCTCCTTGCTGCGCCCTCCTGCTGGACCCAGAGCGGCTTCCACCTCCAGCTCCATGATTCGCCGGTGGGCTTTCTCCACGGTTCGTTCAAGAATTGCCTTCTCCCGGGCCAGCAGCAGTGCCTGGTGCAGCACGGCCTCTGGATTGCGCCTGAACGTCCTTCGCACCATCAGTTCCTGCACCTTGAGCCGAAACTCAACCTCCTCTGTGAGCTCGGGCACCCTCCAGTCGCCCCAACCCATCAACCGCCCCTCCGACGCTTTGGCCGGGGCCACAGCACCCGCACGGACCGAGGCACTCCATCGCGCACATCAATGGCCCCGGCTGCCTGGAGGTGCTTGAAATGAGCCTGGATTGTGCTGGTGCTGGCCAGCTGCCGCACCACCATCACGTCGCGGAAGCTCGGCGGGATGCCGTGCTGATCGATGTACTGCCTCACGGCGTTCAGCGTGAGCTGCAGTGATTCGCTCAGCCCGCGCTCGGTCTGGATCTCGCCTGCAGGGCCAGGGCCGTTGGCCGTTTCCGCCATGGACTCACAACGTCGTTACGTCGCAACGAACTTACTCCCGACTGGAACACCAGTGCTACCCGGCCATCAGATCCTGCGCCTTCGCCAGCGCTCGCTCCAACAGCCGTTCGGCGGCCAACGGGGTGATCCCCATCGCCAGGCCGGCCTCCTGGCAGCTGTGCCCGGCCAGCACGAGCTTCATGATCTTTCGCAGATCAGGCCAGGGTTTCAGCGCCTCCAGCACTTCGGCACGCTCTGCGGCGTCCGTTGTGGTCGTCGGATCCGCTACGGAGGTGATGACGGTATCTCCTTCGCCATCGCCCATCAGGGCATCAAGCGAGCTCACCTGCCGCACGGTGGCCGCCTGCCGCAGGATCCGCAGGTCAGCGGCGCTGAGCCCCATCCCCTCCATCGCCTCCTGATCCGTCGGTGAACGGCCCATACCGGCTGTGAAGGCTTCCACCCATTGCCGCAGCTGGTTCATTTTGCTGGACCTTTTCGCCGGGATGCGGATGGAACCGGAGGTGTGAACCAGCCGCCTCATGCTCTGCCCGATCCACCACACGGCGTAAGTCGAGAAGGCGTAACCCTTTTCGGGCTCGAACAACTCCGCCGCCCTGGTGAGCCCGAGCACACCCTCCTGGATCAGATCCTGCACCTCCAGGGCCACCAACGAGCTCACCGAGAACGATCGTGCCTGCTTGGCCACCAGCTTCATGTTGCCGGCCACCATTCGATCCCGCGCCCGCCTGCCGGCCCACTGCACATGATGCGGGGCCGTCTCTGGCGCTGGATCCCAGTCCAGCCACCTCCGGATGGCCCGGCCCAGCAGCACCTGCTCCTCCAAAGAGGGAATGGGCGGAGCCACCGTGAGCGATCTGAACTTGCGGGGCACCTGCTTTTCCACGGTGGAGATGGGCACCTGCTCCTCCCTGAAGGGGATGGGCAGCTGCACATATGCACCGAGCGGCGAATCGAGCGGGGAGCCCAAAGGACTAGGGCTGATGTTCGGCCCCAGCCTATGGCGCGTAACGTCGTTGGCCAGTGATATAGCCAACTCGCCAGGCCTACCCTGGGCCTAAGCGCACTGGCCCGTGTCGATTGGTTTCCTGAGCTCCGCTGATTCCCGATCTGAGTGGCGGCTTGATGGCGCCCTTGTCAACGTGCTCACCGGCCTGGGCACCGCGAAGGACCGAAACGAAGCGATCGGCGTCAAGCGATCGCGCATCCTTTCGGAAAGTGCTGTCGATGCCCTCTATGAGCAGTCCTGGCTGATCCGCCGGATCGTGGAGAAACTCCCCCAGCAGGGCACCCGCAGCGGCTGGGACCTGTCGGTGGGGGATGAAACCTCCAGCCGCATGAAGGCCCAGCTCGATGATGTCGTGGGCTGGACCGAAAAGCTGCACCTCCGCCAGGGCCTGGCCGCGGCCGCCACCTACAGCCGCCTCTATGGCGGTGGCGCCCTCGTGCTGATCGCCGACGACCGCACGCCGATCGATAAGCCTCTGCACCTCAAGCGGCTGCGGACCATCCACGGCTTCTACCCCATCGATCGTTGGAGGCTTTTTCCCGCCGCCGGTTGGTCCGGCATCGGCGAGCCGGAAAGCTACTGGTTCTGGACTCAGGCCGATCGGGACCTGCAGAAGCTCAACGATCAGGCCGGCAGCAAGGTGGTGACCAGTGCAGGCCTGGGCCTCACAGAAGCCACCCAAATTGAGATCCACAGCAGTCGGGTGATCCGCATCGAGGGGCTCCCCTGCTCCTGGCGGTCACAGCAGGAGCGGCAGTGGTGGGGGGTGTCGGTGGTGGACCTGGTCTGGGATGTGTTCAAGCGGTGGGAAACGGGCCAGCAATCGGCCGCCGACATCCTCCACGACTTCGATGTTGTGGTGCACGAGCTGCCAGGCCTCGCGAGCATGCTGGCCGCCGGTGGTGAGGACAAGCTCCGCCAGCGGCTGCAGGCCAACGCCATGGCCCGCAGCACCCTCGGCGTCTACCTCCTCGATGGAGGCAACAGCAGCAACGGCGGAGAAAAGCTCACCAACCTCAACCGCTCCGCCGCCGGCATCGCCGACATCCTCACCTCCCTGAAATCGGAGATCACCGGCGCCTCCGGTTTGCCTCACACCCTGCTCTGGGGTGAGTCCCCCTCCGGGCTGGGGGCAGACGGCCGCTCTGAGCAGGCTGCCTTTGGCAATGAGGTGGCCGACTGGCAGGCCCAGCACCTCAAAAAGCCTCTGCGGCGGGTCTACGAGTTGGTGATGGCCTGCGCCGATGGCCCATGGAAAGGGAAAGCCCCCCCCGCCGACTGGGAGATCACCTTCCGGCCCACCTACACCCCTACAGAAGACGAAGAGGCTGAGCTGCGGCTGAAAGTGGCCACGGCCGACATCCAGTACATCCAGAACGGTGTGCTGCAGCCCAACGAGGTGGCCCTGGCCCGCTTCGGGAAGCCCCGCTTCTCCCTGGACACCACCCTGCTGAATCGGGAGGCCGATGGATCGATCCCGCAGCCGAAGCAGGAGGCCCCGGTGGAGTTCGGCGGCAGCCTCGAGGGCGATCCTGCGGCGGGCCCTGATGCTGCCCCTCCAGAGGAGGATCCAGCGCGCACCGGCCCCGCTATCCCCGAGGCCCCGCCCCGCGCCGATTCCGACGACGAGCAGACGGATCACAGGCTCCGGCTCCGCACAGTGCATTGCAGGTTGCCTGTCCGTGCGGACGACGAACCCTGGTGCTCCGAATGCGAAGCTCGAGCCAAGGAGCTGGCCGAGCAGATCACCGAGCACCGTGGCCGGCGCAAGCGCCGCCGGGATGAGGAGCCCCGCAACGATGCCGCCGGCCAGGTGGTGGACATCCTGGGGGTGGCGATCCGCATGGATGGCCCCGGCATCGGCCGCCTGATGGGCCCCTACGGGCAGACCCTGCCCTACCCGGTGGCGGTGGGTCCGGATCTGAGCGGCGCCTGGGAGGTGTTCGAGCCCAGCAGCGGCGCCTACCTGCTGGCCATGGGGCACCAGCACCAGCGCGGGATCCGTGATGCCATCGGCGCCGAGCCCACCATCCGCCGGATCAATGCCGTTGACCTGGTGGCCATGGGCGCCCTGTGTGATGCCTACCTTGCCGGGGATGGGGCAGACGGATGAGCCTGGCAGTTTCGCTACAGCACCGCCTCGATGCCCTGCGGAAGAAGTGCAGCACTGGCTATGGCTGCGGCAGCGCCTGCATCAGCTTGCGCAAGGAATGCCGCACCACTCCCCGCAGCGCCATCGGGAAGGAGCGCATGAAGCGGCTCCTGGAGCTCGCTGCTGGCGGGGCCTCCTCTCAGCGGGGGATTGCACAAGTGCGGCAGAAGGAGGCCGGTGAGCTGGCCGGGGCGATCGCCGCACGCCGGGGTGAGAAGGCGGGCCAGCTCCGCAGCGGGCGCCAGCAGGTGGCCGCTGAGAAGGCCAAGGCAGCAGCCGAGAAGCAAGCGGCTGAGGCCGCAGCAGCTAAGGCGGCCACGCCCCCCTCCAGCACCAGCAGCAAGGCCCCCGCCGGCACGCCCCGAGGAGAAGCCGATCGGGCAGCCAAGGAAGGCGATCCGGATTACGAGTTCGCCCGGGCCTCGGCCGTGGGCAACGTCGGCGAGGACCTCAAGGGCTCCGCCCGCCACAAGCGCAACGCATGGCGAACCCTGGCGGAAGCGGAGGCCGAGGGGACGGCCGAGGCCTTGGTCACCAGGGAAAAGCTGCTGAAGGCCGAACCCCTCGACCTGACGGAAGGCCTCACCAACGCCAACTACCTCACCCGCCTGGCCGGCCACCTGGCCCTGAAATCCTTTCCGGCGCAGCCTTACATCGACAAGGCCTTCCAGCGCTACCAACGGGGCAGCTATCCGGGCAAGAAGTCCCCTGCCGAGATGCGGGAGATCTACTACAACCACCTGCAGGAGGTGAAGGGCATCATTGACAAGCGCCGCGACGACGCGGATCCCCGCAACATGCTTTCCGAGATCTCCAAGGCCACCGTCGACCGGATCGAAGCCATCAGGGGCGATCGGTTCAAAAACACCGCCGATCCGTTCAACCCCCTGGCCAACTCGCTGGTGGACCTCAGCAAAAAGGCCAGCCGGGGCGGCTACGCCAAATCGTCCATTACTGGGCAGATGAATACCCTGGGGGCTCGCCTCAGGAAGGCCAACGACGGGAAGAGCATTGCCGACCTTGCCGATGTGATGCGCAACGCCACAGAGGAGATCCTGGGCGGCGCCTCGATCGACAAGGTCACCGGGGTGCAGCGCGGCGGGGCGACCATCAACGCCGCCGATCTCTACGTGAAGAGGGCCGTCCGCACCAACGGCCGCTCCCTGGGTGTGGATGACACGCCGGCCGGCTCCACAACGGTGCTGGCCAACCGCATGGGGATGCGGGGCCTGCAGTTCGGTAACAGCGTCACCGATGACGAGCGGGCCCACCACCTGCGCAAGACAGCCGAGGCCTTGGTGGACCTGGCGGACGTGACAGGTCTCCCGGATCGGGCCATTTCGCTTGACGGCCAGCTAGGCCTGGCCTTCGGGGCCAGGGGCAAAGGGCGAGCCTCAGCGCACTACGAACCAGGCAACAAGGTGATCAACATCACCAGGAAGAATGGCGTCGGCACCCTGGCCCACGAATGGGGCCATGCCCTTGATAACTACATAGGGGAAAAAAGTGCACGGCTGAGTGGCTTTATGAGCGAGGCTCGCTCCCCTAGTGTCTACGGCCGAGAGGGTCTTAGTGACATGAGCAACGATCCCGTCTGGAAGGCCATGGATGGGGTGCGCAAGGCAATCGCCGCGACCGGTTTCCATGACCAGGTGCGCCAAGGCTTGAGGGAGGCAAGGATTAAGCCAGGTTCAGGACAATGGAACTATTGGACTCAAGATATTGAAGTGTTTGCCAGATGTTTCGAGCGCCACGTTCAGCACAAGCTGCGCAGCAAGGGCCAGGAAAACACATATCTGTCAGGCCTTGGTGGAGACAGCAAGCTCTGGCCAAGCACGGAACAAGCAAAGCAGCTGGCCCCCGCCTTCGATGAGCTGATGAGCGCGGTGAGCGCCAACACCTTTGGCGGCATGAAGCGCCGCACCGACAGCCGTGAGCAGCGGATCCAGCGGCTGCTCCAGGAGGCCTACCAGGCCGCGGCCGCCGATCGCCGAGCTCATGCGACAACGCTCCAGCAACGGATCGATGGCCTGCGGGCGCTCTGTGGCTCCCTGAATGGCTGACCGCTCGATCGAGTTGATCGAGCAGCTCGATCAGGAGCTGCGGGGGCTGGAGGACCAGCAGCTGCGCAAGCTCCGGGGGATCTTCGATGAGGCCCTGCGCCGCACCATCCGCAGCCTGATGGATCGTTTGGAGCGGATCGAAGCGCAGCCCGACTACGACCCGGCCACCACCCCCGGCGCATTCCTGGGATCAACCCCGGATGGCCCGGTGCCGATCACCCCGTTGCAGAAGAACCAGGCCAGCCTCTACCTGCAGGGCCAGCTGGCCCAGGACTTGCAGGCGATCATCAACCGCTTCCCGGCCGATCGGGCAGCCAATGCAGCCCTGAACCGTGAGCTCACGGAGCTCTACAACCGGGCCCAGGATCTGGGGACTGAGTACGCCCTCGAGCTGTCGCGGGACATGCTCCCACCGGCCGCCGTGCTCAGCAGCCGCCACCCGTCGCTGCAGGATCCCCAGCTGCCACCGATCGGCCCACCGCCCCCCACCGACGCCCCGGCCCCGGGCAGCCCCTACCAGGAGGGGCAGAGCTTCACCAGGCTCCTGAACCTGGGGGCCGTCATCGCCGCCTCGGAGCGGGACTTCAAGACCCTCAGCGCCAACTACCGCCGCCAGCGCAACGCCGCCACCTCCGATCGGGTCTGGGCATCAAAGGACTATTTCTTCCGCTGGTGGCGCGACTGGGGCGATGCCGTGCAGTTTGAAACCGCCACACAGATGGCCACCGGCGTCGACAGCCGCGCCCTGGCCCGCAACCTCAAGGCCCGCCTCCCCCACATCAACGATGCGTTTCGCAACCGGGCCGAGACCGTGGCCCGCACCGAAACCCACATCGCCGCCGGCGAGGCGCGGGAGCGAACGTTCCGCCGCGTCGGGGTCGGTTTTGTGCGGTACGTGGCCACCGCCGACGATCGGGTCTGCGAGTTCTGCGCCCCACGGATGGGGGCCCTCTACTACGCCGGCAGCGTTAAAACCCCGATCCACCCGAACTGTCGGTGCGCCCTCTCGCCGATCACCCTGGAGGCGCTGGTGATCCAGAACCAGCTGGCGGCCAACCGTGGCGAGCGCTGGGAGGATCAGCAGCAGGCCCTGGCCGCGGCGACCCGCAAGAAGTACGACGAGGCCAGCAGCAGGCCCTGGCGGCCGATCGGCGGCACCGGTGAGCCCCGAGGCCCCAGGGACTACCCCCTGATGGAGCGCACCGCCCTGCCGGCCACCACCCCCAGGCCCAACACCGAGAACAACCCCGCCAACGGTGGCGCCAGGCCTTGGCCATCGGGGGATCCGGTCTGGACCCCCTCCAGGGGCTGGATCAATGCCGCCGCTCGCGAGGCCTACGAGGCCATGGTCACTGAGGTGGCGGAGCTAGAGGTGTGATCACCCTGAAGGTGAAGGAGTCGTCTTCCTGCTGCGTGATCTCCAGCCAAGCGGCTTCCTGGTTCAGCCGGTCAAACAGCTCAGATCGCAGGTGAATGTGCAGGCAGCGGCTCGTTTCAGCAAGCTGCACAAAGTCATGCGTAGGCACATTTAACTCGGCAAACTCTTTCTGAAGGTGGCTGTATCCCCGGAACCGTGCCGTGATTGATTCGTCCATGGATAGCGTGCGATGGGGGGGTGAGATCAGTGGATGGTCATGGCTTGCCCGCCTTGCGCTTGACGTAGAACACAACCCCAGGGCCATCCTGGCTGCCATGGGAGGCGCCTGTTAGCTCAAAGGGTGTTCCAGTCCATGCCAGGTCCTCGACCATCTCTGAGCACCGCTCAGCCAGCTTCGGGCCATCAGCCTCGAAAGGCTTGTTCCTGAAGGGCCACCAGATGTCCCACTGCACCAGGCCCCAGACAATCCCCTTGGGAAAGGGGGCAGCGTTTGTCCACTTCACGCGGCCAAAGTTGCCGCCGTCGCTTGTGGCTTGAAATAAAGGCTTCATTAGCTGGGGAGCATGCAAAAGGGAAGGGTGTCGGATGGGCTCCGGCGGGCCGTGGTGGTGCTCAGGCTGCGAGGACCTTGCGGACCCGGTAGCGGGTGAGCCCCAGTGTGCCTGCAATCTCGCGCTGGCTGAGCCCCTGAGCGGCGAGGTGCCGGATCGAGGGCGGTGCGACGTTGGCGGGGGTGGTGACCGAAGCGGCATCTGGGGCCGGCATAAGTTCGGCGCCGTTAGTGGTAGCAACGGGTTTCGGCCCCACGGGGGTGGTGACCATTTCCGTGGGGTCAGGAAATTGGTCTGGAGCTGAACTTATAAGCAAGGTTTTCAAGTTGCTCCCGGGCAGCCCCAGCCGTGCCAGGCCGTGGAGCTGGTGCTCCTGGGCCCAGGCCCCCAGCTGGCGCCAACGCTCGCCGGCCATGAAACCCAGCGTGTAGCTCAGGGCCACCACCGCCCCCAGGCGGCGGACAGCGGCATGAAGCGTGGGGCCCCAGTCGGAGGAGAGCCCCCGGGTGATGGTCTTCAGCGCTGGAACTGTGATGCAGATCGTGGTCATGGTTCGGTCCTATGAGGATCCCGGCGGCTGCTCAGAGCCTGCGCGGGGTGAGTTGTAATGCGGTGCCAGCAGGGCCACTCAGGGCTCTTCTGCTGGATTTGATTGCCCCCTAGCTGCTGGGGGCGGATCGGCCCGGTTTTGCGCCTATGGCCGGCTGGCGATCGGGTTGTCTCCCCCGACGCCCGAACCGTACCACAGGCAGCGCTTATGAGACGGTATCTAAGGAAAACGTCGCCAAAGCGCTAGGGTCCAAACCACTGCACCGCAGCCTATGCGTCTTGGCTACGCCCGCGTGTCGAAGGAGGAGCAGGCGGACAGCCTCCCTGCCCAGGTGGCCAGGCTTCGGGCGGCCGGCTGCGATCGGATTGTCGAGGAGATGGAGAGCGGAAAGGTTGACACCCGCCCAGGCCTGGCGGAGGTGATCCTTGAGGTTCGTTCTGGCCGCGTGGCCGAGCTGGTGATCACCAGGGCCGATCGGCTGGGCCGAAACGCCGCCTTTGCCGATGAGCTGCTGGCGCTGTGCGGGATCCAGGGGGTCAAGGTCACGGCGATCGACGGCGGCACCATCGAAGCGGCGTCACCTCAGGGATTCATGCAGGCCCGGATCCTCACCACCATGGCGGAGGTGGAGTCGCGGATGCTGAGCCTGCGGCTGCGGAAGCAGTTCGAGCAGTACCGCTCCCAGGGCCGCCACCTGCGGCGCCGGAAACCGTTTGGGTATCGAGGCGGTGCCAACCACAAGTTGGAGCCCCACCCGGAGCACTGGCCCCAGGCGCTAAGAGTGCTGCAGCGGTTGCGGCAGTTGGGTAGCTTCTCGGCGGTGATGCGGGAACTGCCGAGCTGGTGCGAGTGGACCCCAGCAAGCCCGAACCTGCAGGCGTGGTTTTACAACCCCTGCATCAGGGGGCACGTGGGCCACATGCTGCAGAAAGGCAGCGGAAAGAGCTGGCGCCAGCAATGGGGTGAGATTCACTACGACCAGCATCCGCCGCTGATCGGTGAGGGGGATTGGCAGGAACTGGCGATGTACCTGCGGCGGCCCAGCAATACCTTTCTGGGTCGAGGCCGTGAAGCTCGCCATGGGCTGACCGGTTTGCTGAGCTGCGCTGCGTGCGGCCACAGCCTGCGGCGCAACAACTCGGGGAATACGGCATGGTGGCGGTGCCGTCACCGGTTGTGCCAGGAGCGGGGCGCCATCAAAGAGCATGACGCCATGCCTCTGGCGGTGGCGGCGTGCGTCGCTGCTGCAGATCGCCTGGCGGCGGCGTATGCCATGCCCGCCGACGAGGATCCGGCGGTGGCGGCAAAGCGGCGGGATCTGGAGCAACTGGAGGGATTGGCTAGGCGAAACCCTGCGATTGCATCGGCTTGCGTTGCATTGCGGACGGAGATTGACAGCCTGATACGGCGGCCCAGGGTGGCTCCTGAATTGGCTGGCTATGCCGAGCGGATCAGCGACCCTGAGTTTTTCGCGGGTGCGACACCAGAGGAGCAGCGGGCGCTGTTTGGGGCGGTGCTTGAGACCCTGGCGGTGGGTCCAACGGGGGAAGTCCGCGCTCAGCCGCGTAGCTGGTAAGGCGACTGGCGATGGCCTCGCGGAGGGTCATTGCGGCGGCCATCAGCAACTAGCCTCCGGGTCACCCTGCAGCCGTGTAATCAGCTGCTCGCGCTTTGCCAACCGTTCCGGCAGCGGCGGCAGCGGACCGGCCATGCCGTCCAGGGTGGCCCAGAGGTAGACGCCTTCCACCACCTGGCTGTCGTGGCCCTGAAGGTTCCAACGCACCAGGCGCCTGACGGCCTCCCTGGCTGTAGCCATAGCGCTCCGCAGCCGCTCGTCCTCCTGCCGCAGCTCGCGCACGCATTCGGGACACCCCCAGGCGATCGAACCGGCCGTGGCCCAGGCCGCAGTGCCCACGCCGGCCTGGGCCGGCGCCGCATGGCAGGCGCCGAGCGTCAGCAGGAAGGCTGTGATCGCAAAGCGGGAAAACGATGTCATTGATCCGGGTCGGCTCAGTCCGGGGATGATCGGATCATACCCCCACAGCCGAACTGATGTATCGTTGTTACGTGTTCACAACGTAGCGACCTCAGCATGCCCACACTCCTTCTCCCTGTTCTGCCAAAGCCAGCCTCTCGGCCCTCTGCGCGGGTTCTGCATTCCCAGTTTCGGGCCCGCCGCCCCCAACGATCAGCCCCTGCCCCTTGCTGCAATGCCGGCCTGATTGCCATCTGCCTATCTGGTGTGGCCCTGGTCACGGCGCTGGTGGCTTTCTCGATCGTGCGGGACATTGCGGCGCTTAATGGGCCTGCACAACCCATGGCCGCTCCGCTTCGCCCGTGAGCAGCGGCCCCCATGGCATGGCCCTGCAATGGC